CGAGACCAATTCGCGCCGAATACTTTGAGACGCCACCTTTGTCCGAGTCCACTTTTGAACCTTCAACGTCTTCGACCAATTCAAGGCGTTCGTGGGGAAGAACCAAAAGGCGAAGCCATTGAGTACAAACCGCGCTCCGAAGGCGTTGGTGACGTGTTCAAGAATGTCGAAGCACGAGTTGAAGTCCTTGGGGTAAAAAGCCCGCCTCCCAAACTCGTCCTCACGTGCTTCATTTTGCTCGGCGAAGGCTTCGGCCTTGACGAAGGTTTGTTCCAACATGGTGGTCGGGAACTCGGCTCCGTCGGTGGTGGTCCATGCTTCACCGCCCGACACTTGTTCTTCATTGAAAAGGTCGACCGCTTCTTTGAGTTGAATGTCGGAACCGTTCCAAAAATTGGCCGTCGGGATTTTGTTGACGCAAATGGCCAAGAGTTCGGCCAAAGTCTTCTTCCCCAAGTAGGCGTCCCCGTCGTTTTTGAATTCGATGTTGCGGAGGCGGTTGAGCCCACACGACGCTCGAACGGTGACGAGGTACGGTCGGTCTTGTGTTTCGTACTCGATCGCCTCATGGTTCAAAGACCCAACCCACCACGGCTCCCAATGTGTCCCTCCTCCGTTGTAGTAGACGGCCACTCCGAAGCGGGCGTCGTTGTTGCTTTTGATGACGGAGGGGAAGACTTCAAGGGCCGCCGTTTCGATGGCAAACGTGAACTCACAAGAGGACGGAATGACCGCCCCTCCAAGGTGGTCCGTTGGACCGTCCCAACTCAAACCGAAACCGTCTTCGGTGAGTTGGACTTCGTGAGGTGCGGCGGAAGATGACAAGCCAAAGTCTTGGTGGCCGTTGGCCGTGTCGTTGTCAATGAACTCGACGCGCCATTGCCTTCCCGTTGGGTCGTGAAACTCCGAGAATATGCGGGCGCGCCAATTGCCCGAGGTGGTGTTGGTGGCTTGTGTTGGCATTAGCGGGCGCGGTTTCTTCGGGCGCGTTCATGGGACAAGACAATGTCCGTTCCATGTATTCGCCCCGTGACGTTCATGTTGTTGTTGGTCCCCGCGACTTGACCCAAGAAGGACCCCATGCGCTCGAATGGGATGACGGCTTCTCGTCCCGAAGGGTTGTCGCCAATGAGTGCAAGGGTTGGCCCCATTGTGAGGCCTCCCGAGTGAAGCTTGGGGACCGAGGTAAGGAGGGCGGCGATTGCGGCTTTGTAGCCCGCGGCCTTCGCAACACCCGCGGCTCCCGCCGTGGCCACGTTGTCGGGCGTTGGGGAGAATGCGAGGGAGATGGCTTGCGCGATTGCGGCTTTGACCGCTTGGAGTGCGATGTTGCCCAACATGCGCGTGGCCGCTTGGCCGAAGTTCTCGACTTCTCCCGTGGCCGACTTGAACCCAAGTTCCACGAGGTCGGAGACCGCCGCGCCCGCGTCTTGTGCGGTGAACAAGGCTTCGTTGGCCTTGACTTGTTGGTCCGTGGTTTCGGCGAGGAGGCTTCGGAAGTTCTCCGCTTGTGCCACGAGTTCGGCGAACCGCTCGGTGTTGGCGAACTCGGGGTCGTTGAGAATGCTTTGTGTCAAGGCCTCGTCAAGCGCGGCGAGGGCCGTTTGTGCGGCTTGGAGGTCGGTGACAATGCCGAGTCCTTGTTGTACCGAGAGACTTTTGAGTGTCTCTTGGAGGGCTTCGAAGGGTGTTTGTGCCGTCTCCGCTACTTCGGCAAATTCAGCCATTCGGGACACGAGGTCCGCCAAGACCGCGTCCGCTCCCGCAAAGTCGGCCTCGACTATTTTTCGGACCGCCGTTTCGATCGCCGAGAACTTGTCGGAAGAAAGGTCCTTCCCGAACAAGGTTTCCAATTCGGAGGTGGCGGTGAGTGTCTTTTCGAGTGCGGCTTGTACACTTTCGAGGGTCGCTTCGGGCTTCTTCCCGTCTCCGCCATTGACGTCGACAACGATTTCGACTTTGCTTTCGAGGGCCGCCGTTTGTTCGTCGAGGTCCCCTTGTAGTTTTTGAAGTCTTGTTGTGAGGGCCTCTTCGACCGCGTCGAATGCGTCGTCGGTTGACAAGCCGTCGCCGAATGGGTCGGCGGCCAATATGATGTCAAGCACAAAAGGCGAGAACTCCACGCCCGCGGCTTCCGCAATGATGGCGGCGTTGGCCTCTCGTGCTTGTTGTGATACTTCACCCGTCTCGAAGTTGAACGGGTTGACAATTCCCAAGTCCGCCGCTTGGAGGTTGTTTCGTGCGAGTTCCAATTCCTTCTCGAAGAACTTTCCAAAGGACTCGGGCGAGATGTTCTCCAACTCGGTCCGAAGGGCGGAGGTTTGTTTTTGAAGCGCGCCAATTGTTTGTCCTCCCGTTTCCAATGCGAAGGCCTCCCGAAGAAGGACACCACGCGCGGCGAGTTGTTTGACCCCGTCGGAGAGAAGGTCATTTTGGGCGTCGATCGTTTCGTTGAAGTCCAAGACCGCATCGTTGGCCATGTACGAGTCTTGCGACATGTTGTACAAGGCCGTCCCCAATGCGGCGGCACCAAGTAAGACCACGCCGTACGGGTTGGTCGTTAAGAACAACGAGGCCGCCTTGAATGCTTTGACGGAGTTTTGAACCCCGCGAATGAGGCCTCCGATTGCCGAAGTGACGGGACCAAGGGCCGCGGCGAACAAGCCAAACTTGACGACCGTTCCTTGCGTCTCGGGAGAGAGTTGAGAGAAGCTTGTGGCGAGTCTCTTGATTTTGTCGATGACCTTGGTGACCGTCGGAGCCAAGGCGGTGCCGAGGCTTATTTGTGCGGCCTCAATTGCCGAACGCATGGCGGCGAGTCCACCGTTGGCGGTGTCGTCCATTTCGGCGGCCATGCTCTTGGCTTTGCCTCCCGAGTTCTTCAACTCCTTCCCAAGGTCTTCGAGGTCTTCGAGGTTCTTTCCGAAGATGGGTTGGAGAATGGCCGCACGTTTGCCGAGGACTTTGATTGCGTCCGAATACGACAAGGAGCCATTGATGAGACCCGTGAAGGTGTCTTTGACGTCGACCCCTTGGGCGGCGAGTTCCGAGAACGCCATTTTGAGCTTCGTTCCCGCGTCGCTTCCCGCGATGCCGTTGTTGGCAAGGACACCAAGAAGGGCGGTTGTCTCCTCCAAAGAGAAGCCGAATTCGTTGGCAACGGGAGCCGCGTTCTTCATTGACTCCGAGAACTTTTCGAGGTCAAGGGCGGAACCCGCGAAGGCGGTGGCCATGATGTCGGCAACGTCTCCCGCGGACTCGGCTTCAAGTCCGAATTGGGCGAGGGTAGTTCCTACCGTGTCGGCGGTTGGGCCAAGTTCTTGTCCGAAGGCTTGGGCGAGGGCGAGGGTTGATTCGGTCGCGCTCGTGATCTCCCCCGCGGAGAGTCCCAATTTGGCGAACGAGAGTTGGAGGTCGGAGACCGAGGACGCCGAGAACACCGTGGACGCGCCAAGGTCCCGCGCGTTCTTTTCAAGTGAGGCGAACTCTTGACCCGTCGCACCCGACACGGCCTTCACCTTCTTCATGGCCAACTCGAAGTCGGCGGCCACCTTGAAGGAAGAGGCACCGATTGCACCGAGTGGAGCGGTTACACCCAAGGAAAGACCACGACCCACACTCGACAAAGAGTTGGCGGTGTTGCGGATCTTCTTTTGGGCGGTTGTCAAGCCCCTCTCAAACTTCCGAGAGTCAAGGCCGAGGACTACATTGAGGAGGGATTGACGCGCCATTGTGCGATTTGGTCTTGTTGTTCTTGTGTTAGTTCATGACCGACTTGGGTTTCGTTCTCGGAATACGGGGAGAAGTCTTCGGGTGTGAAGGGTTGGGGCCTCCTTTTGGGGTCTCGGTTCGCATTGGCGAAGAGTGCCATGACGCTCGACGTGTGTTCCCACTTTCGTCGGTCTCGGTCCGTTTCTCCACGAGCGAACGCGGCGAACTCCATGAACGTCATGTCCCAAAACTCCCGCGGACGTAGACCGAAGCCCAACCCGAGGGAGTAGAGGTCCAACCAAGAAGTGGGAGAAGAGGGAGCAAAGTGACCTTCACCCCCTCCCGTTAGTTTCCCGCTTTGTCTCCTCCTTGGTTACCGAGTGACTCTCCAATGGCTTCGGACAACATGTTGAACTTGTCGAGGTCCGCACACACAACCGCCGCGAGGTGGTCGAAGGCGATGTCGGGACGAGCGAACCCACCGAAGTCGGCGGCGTTCATGATGCCCCAATACACGACGGTCGGCACGAACTCCAAGGGGTTCTTGGACACGAACTCGTCGAGGCTTGACAACTCCAACCCGCGGTCTTGGGTGAGGAGTCGAAAGGCGTTCATGTTGAGAAGGATGTCGTGAGACTTCCCACCAACCTCGACGGACGTTTGCCCGCGCAATGTGTTGTCTTTGGCCATGCTTTAAGAATTAGGCGAAGTTGCCCGTGGTCATTGTGTCGCAGTCGAACGAGACGTTGAACGACGTGGAGTCATTCAAGGGCGCGGACTCTTCGAAGCTTGTGATGTATGCGTTGACTTGGACGTATGGGTCACCCGCTACTCCCGACCCGTACCGAAGGGTCAATTGTGTCTTGTCCTTCGCGGCGGCGAAAAGGTGAGTTTGTCCGACATTGTCGTACGCCGTGAGGCCTTCGATTGTCATGGTGACGCTTTGTTGCCCCGGAAGGACACTTCGCGCTCCGTCGTTGTCTTTGCATACGGTCTCGATCATCTCGTTGGAGATGTTCAAAGACGCATTTGTGCCGCATGCGATGAGGTCGTAGTTGGTGTCACCACTTGCGTCGGCGTCGAGGATGTATACCCCGACGAGGTTTCCTTTTACGGTTCCCGTTGTTGCCATTTTGTTGGAGGTTTATTCG